TAATGATTTTCCATAAAATTGAGTTGTCCAAGCCTTATCACTTTCACTATTAGAAGCTGTTGACAATGTTACTTTAGTCGCAACCTCGTCCGAATCACTATCTGCAAGCATATTCGCTTTATAATAGACTTCCCACGCACCTATTGGAACTGTAATACTAAGAGAGCCCACATTATACCAAACATTAGCTGTTGGATTAACTTGTTGACTTAGAGCAGTACTTGTTGTTATAACTCTCCACTTTATAGGGTTTCCATCAAAACCAAACGGAGTTTTCATCATAGAAAAGAAAGGAAGAGTTATTGCATTCCCCGTTGGCGTGTAATCCGTGTCTATAAATATTGTTAGTTCTGTCGCTGCAACTTTTGTTATAATTCCAAATCTTTCAGTAGCATCCTGTGTGAATTTGACCCTCATACCTGCTTGATATTTTGTAGTCGCATCCGTTGGTACAGTCACTGTTAATGTTGATTCTCCATTTGTATCTGCAAAGGATGGAGAAGTCCAACTTTCACCAGCAACCATCCAACCGTCTACCGATGTGGCAAGTAGATTAGCCACCGTTACCTTTTTCGTTATTGGTGAACTGGCGGGACTATCTACCATTGCAACCAAATCGTCTGTTGTCGGTGCTTCTAATTCCGTAAGTTCTGTAATTTTTAAATCTGCCATTAGTTTTTTGTGTCTAAGTTATATGTAAATTTGTCCTGTATAATATCTATCCCTAAACTACCAAACTCAATTGAGAGTGTGGTAGTAGAGGTACTTGTTGATGTTGATGTACTGGTTGAACTACTTGTTGTGGTTGAACTAGATGTTGTGGTTGTGCTAGTTGACGTTGTTGTGCTGGTAGAACTTGATGTAGTAGTTGTACTTGTAGAGGTAGTTGTGCCCAATTGTTCAAGTGCCAACTTATCTCCTGTTTCTTGTAAAATAACATCTCCCGTTTCCTGTAATATAAACGCAAGTGTTGTTGTGGTAGAAGTACTTGTTGACGTACTTGTTGTTGTACTCGTTGAAGTACTCGTGGTCGTACTGGTACTACTCGATGTAGTGGTCGTACTGGTTGACGTACTAGTTGATGTTGAGGTAGAGCTACTTGTTGTTGTGGTCGAAGTAGAAGTACTTGTTGAACTACTAGTAGTTGTGGTAGAAGTACTAGTTGAAGTAGAGGTGCTTGTACTTGTCGAAGTAGTCGTACTTGTTGAGCTACTCGTACTTGTTGAAGTGCTTGTGCTCGTGCTCGTTGCCTCAATACCGAACAATAAATCTTTCTCAACGGCATCTCCCCCTAATCCTCCCCATGCGCTATCCACATATTTATCTAAAAAACAATGCTGTCCCCCATATCCCGCATTCTCCTGTTGTGGAGACTCTTCCCCACTTATTGAAACCTCTGCATAATTGATATACCATTCATTCCCAATCGAGGATTCAGAATACAATATCAGCCTATAGTAGGTGTCTGCTATCAGGGTTAACGGGCTGCTGAGGTTAGCCTCTGCCCACATATTGTTGCCCCAAATGGCCATTGTGTGTTTTACGACAATTCCGCTTCTTAAAAGCGTGTCGTCCTCTTCTCTTATCTCATAGTATAGATCATCGTCAACACCCTCCGTTTCTTTTCGTATGCTAAACCTGATGCTTGCAACTGTTTTGTTTTCTGCAAATTTAACCTTCTCTGCATACTTAACATACTGCGAGTCATTTATGCTGTATGTTGGATAGAGGTCGAATCTAATTATGGGTTGCCCAATCAATGTTTCCGTCCCGAAGAGGGGGGTATGAGAGCTTTCTTCTGACCAAGTAGAGCCGTTATAACTAAATACTGCAAGGTCTCCCTCTATATCGTTAAAAACCCATGTGGAGTCGCTACTATTAGCCATCCCCATAACACCATAGTTTGAACCGTCTATAGTTCCACTAGAATGTTCCATTACAATCCAGTATGTTGCGCCGGCTGTTAATGCTGCATATTCGCTAAGGACAAGTTTCTTCCAACCCCCCACCGAAGAGCTGATTGTACCGGTTGCACTAGCTAGAAAAGATCCCGATGGTTCTCCTGCATTATCGGATTGTATCCCAAACCTAAATGTTGGTGAAGTTCCACTTTTTGACAAATAAAGATATAACTCACTTATCCGTGTTGTTTGCCAAGGGGTAAATCTAAATGCAATCTTATCGTCCGAATCTCTCAAAAGTATTCCAGAAGAATAGAACTGCCCATCCCGTTCATTAAAGTGTAATGGTAACGTGGTCGTGGTTGACGTACTAGTTGTGGTTGTCGAAGTACTTGTAGTAGTTGTGCTTGAACTGGTCGTAGTTGTCGACGTTGTTGTGGTACTTGTTGTCGTCAATAAAAATCCCTATACGTTTATATATAGGGATAAATTATCTGTTTATGTTCTGAAATTCCAGTTACTTCTCCACGCCAGTCTCTGGGGCAGTATGCGTATCGAACTCTCCCTTACAGTCGTTAAGTGTATTTAAGATTTGAATAACTGCAATCGTTACTATTTCATGATTTTTTCTCGTTGCAACCATATCGCCTAAAGCCTTGTTTAAGATATTAATATTCTCGATCGCATTCTCTATTTGTTTTTTCATAAGTCTACTGTATAAATATTACCCACCCTACCTCTTGAAAGAGTTGGATGACCATTAAAACAATGGTTTTTGTGTCTATCTTCTTTGTCTTCTTTTTCTGGCCAACAGTCCCCAAGCTTATTCCATCTTCGCTCCGCTTCAATTGGATAACCCTCCATTGCGTCCTTCTTTTCCATGTATCTTGATTGTGACCACAAATGGTGTACCCAACTATTAGACGTTGCACAAACCCTAAGTCTTCCTGCGTCTACATACGGATAGTCTTTATCATAAAACCTTCCCCCTATGTCATAGTCCTCTCCCCCACCCGGATAAAATCGTTCGTCGAATAACCCTTTCAGTGCCAACGACTCTCTTTTAAATGTCGTACACCATGTGGCAATTCCGTCTATCATACCAGGTCTTACGGTTTTGATAAAGTCAATATCCTCTTTAGTAATATTCTTTTCATCTTCTAAATAAGAAAAGAATACCTGTCCCCCTCTTTGAAAGGTTCTTCCCCGCTTTCCAAATATCTTTAGAACCTCTGCTATGCGTTCTGGATTATCTGGCTTTGCACCATAACCCCATCCAGTCTCCCATATGGAAAATGGGTTAACTCCTCCCATGTCTGGATGTCTATCAAAGGTTTCAAGGATACCATCCCACCATCTTTCGTCAATAAAGACTATATCGTCATTTGCACACGTCACATACTTGGTTGTTGCCATTCTAATACCCATATTCATTGCGGCGGCAAATCCTAGGTTTCTATGTGGTCTTACATATGCATGTACTTTATCCCTGATTCTATCGTATATTCCATCCTTTGTTTGGTCAATTAGAATGACTCTATGCTGCTCCATATCACAATGTGACCATAAAGATTCCAGACAGTCCTCAATGAATATATCTCGAATGACGGGAATGACAAAGGTGTTTATTGTTTTTCTTTTAAATCTTTCGTTGGTATCTTGCATATTTTACTTGTTTCTAATATATGTTTCTCTGCACTGTAATTGTCCAAGATGAACTGGCGAACCCTTTTCCTATCATAGTCTGTTCCCATAATTATTGCTGCGGCTTCTGAGGGTGTGTTATATCTCCAACTCTCTGGCCATGTCTTATCCATCTCTGGTGAATTTAATATCAAAGGTTGTACTCCACATGCGGCTGCTTCACCTGCTGCATAAGAGAAGGCTTCCTTAAAAGAAGGTACTATAACGTAGTCTAGTTTATTATACCAATCTGTGAGATCCTCTATATAATCATAATAAACTATATTGTCCTCTAATCCAAGTGCTTTTATCCTGTGCTTACAGAAAGCTTCCCACCATGCAGGGTCATAACCATCGGCTCTTACATGTAACTTAACCTTATCGCAACGCTTCTTGCATTCATATAAAACATCCAATACTCCCGGAAAGTTCTTTCCTATCCATAGCCTTCCAAGAAATCCTATATCAAAAGTATCAGTTGGTTCTCGATCTATAATATGAAACTTGTCTGTCTCAACTCCACACCTTACTAGATGTTGTTTAACACCCTTTAAGCTAGGGAATTTATCTTGACAATACTTCTGTATGTGTTCGGATATAAAAATACAAGCATCAAACTTAGTCCAATCTACTGGCCCCGGATGTCCTGCATAAGCCTCTATGTCTACACATCTTACCACATGTGTTTTCTTTGGGTCGTATGGAATGTTGTCTTTCAACTGAGTCCCGTTAGCATATTTCGATAACCATTTTACATTGTTGTCTGCAAAGTCAAAGTAGACAATGTCTGCCCAATCGTATAATGGCATATGAAGACAGTGAAAGCTTCTAACTTCATGTCCCATCTTTGTCCATCCTCTAGCGAGAATATTCGAGAACTTGAAACCATTACTGTCTACAATATATATCTTCATTGATCGTAAAAGATTTCTAAACATTCTTCCGTTTCCAAGGGGAACAATAGTTTTGATAACTTAAATAATACATAACCCGGCCCAATAAGCAGCTATACAATAAACAGCTTAACCTTTTCTACTATTTCATTCATCTTCTTTTCTACAGGTCTCCCAATTAATTTTAACATTGTTCCATTCGTAACTTTGTACTGGTGGCCATATATCTCTATGGAAATGTTCCACTCCTTTATATCCCCAGTTCTCTCCAAACAAATGAATGCATCTTATATTCTTTGCATATCCTGTCTTCAACTGAACCTTGCCTAGACGGCCCCTGATCTCCTTCTCCTCGCTTCTGTTTGTAAAGTGGTTATTCCATCCCCCAACATCTCTTATCGTGTCTGTGTGCATTATACGGGCGTGTGCTCCTGCGTTACCTTCTCTTACCTCATCAACTTTATCAAAAGCATTACCTGGTTCTCCCACCATTACCTGTGGTCTACATGCAATCCCCCCAAACTCTGTATTCCTTGCAATCAAGTCCACTAGCTTTGCTAACCAATCTGTACCATCTCTAGGGCTCTCAACAATAATATCGTTATCTGTATCTACATACCATGTTGAATTCACAACTGACAGCCCAATGTTCTTTGCCCTTTCTAATCCTAGGTTTCTATCCAGAAGGATTAGAACGTCTATGTGTCCTGTGTGTTTTAAAGCCTGTAGGTATGATACACTGTCGTCTGTTGAACCATTGTCCACAACAATAACCCTATGTGGTGTTGTTGTTCTATTATAAATCTCTCGTATACATGTCTCTGTAAACTGTCTACGATTGTATGACGTAATGACAATATCTATTTTTCGATCCGCCTCTATCTTTTCTCTAGCTTCTTTTTCTTTTTCTTGCCAAGTTTGTTCTTTTTTGTCTTCCATCTTTTTAATTTTAAATTAACTTTAAATGTTCTATCTTACATTATGGTAATACAAATTAATACCCAACGGTTTACTTATAAACTTTCTTGTAATCTTGTAAAACATGTAATAATCATCTCCCCAAGGATTACCCAGTGTTACACCTTTCTCTAAATACAAATCAAATATATCTTTACTCTCATTCCAGTTCTTCCCAAATTCCTTTATGGCTTCGTCTTTCAATGCGTATGGGCTACTTACCTCAGGAAGCATTCCTATAGTATCTAACACAGACTTGTGAAAGACAAAGGATCCAGTTCCAATCTTACCGCTCTTAAACTCCTCGTGACAACCCAACCCATTCCCCTCGTCCTTTATAATCTTTGGGCAAAACGTGGGTCGTGTACTATGGTGATTGTCATTGTGGTGAACAATCGACCCAAAGTTAAAGCATAGTATTTCTGGATTCTCTTTGATTGCTCGTGCTACCGTTTCTAAATATCTTTGCGTATAAGCATCGTCTGAATCTAGCCAACAAATCCAATCATGTTTTGCTTCCAACATTCCGTTATTTCGACAAATGGCTCTCTCTAAGTGTTCTGGTTGTTCGATTAGTTTAATAGGTTCCCTACATGACTGCATAGAACTTACGCTTTTAACGAGCTCTATGGTGTCGTCCTTCGATGCATCGTCCACAATGATATGTTCGTAGTTCTTCTTAGCATACGTTTGTACAAAGACCGACTCCATACATCTCCTGATGGTATCTTGTCTATTACGTACTGGTGTAATTATCGAGAACGTAGTTGATCGATTCCTCATAGTAATTCCGCTTCTTGATATATATTTTCTTTTACTTCCTCTGCTTCTTTTGCAATTCCCCTTGGTTGAAAGTCTATCAAAGGCTGTAATTGGTGTTTGAAGATATAATCTAAAGACCTAAACTTTCTTGTCCTATCCTTCATTCGTAATACTCGATTGTTCTTGATTTCATAGATTAGCCTCCCTGCCATATCCGACATGTAAGCATCTTTGTCATTAAACTTTGTTGTCGTCTCTCCATCCATCCCTGTTAAAGCATCCATGTTAGAGGAGAATTGTCCCTGATAAGGCGCATCCCCAAACACATCAATGAATGGGGGAAAGTCTCTGTTGATAAGAATGATGTTCCCACACATTGCAGCCTCTTGCGTAATTAATGAATATGATTCGCTTTTAGAAGACATTATAAATACGTTAGAAAGAAGGAAAAGGTCTCTAACCATCTTTCGGGGACATCGTGTTTTCAGCGATTCATCAAACTCACTTGTAAATGTCAATTCGTTATCATTTAAGCCTTTATCGGCTCCTAATCTTTTCAAAGATTCCCTATAGGTTATTTTATCTCCTCCTGTTGAATGAAAGTCCACAACAATCATGCGAACAGACATCCCCTTTTTCTTGGCTTGTGCTAATATTTCAATCGGAACCTCTACGTTCTTTCCCCGATCAAGTCTGATTGGATATACACAAATCATATCAGCAGATAAAAGATCTTTACCCTCTGCTAACTTCTGTGTCATTGGGTGCATGTCCATATATGTGAAGATGTCTGTTGGGTGGTTAACGGTCTTCACCTCGTCTTGTTCGTATCCGAAATTGGTCGCAATCCTTCTTCTTGAATATGCGTTTGGAAAAACAAGAAAACTATTCGGGAACTTATTCTTTAAGAATGGAGTATAGATCTCTTTTGTCTCCCCGGAAAGATTTAATTTATCTAATAAGATATGTGGAGTGGTTGCTGAATGTATCCAGTGTAACCATCGGTGATGTGATTCAGCAGCAATCCTTCTACACGCTACATGGGTTTTTAATTCCGCAGGTTGGTAAATTAAATCGTGTGTGAATATAACATCAATACCCTTCAAGGCTTCTTTTAGAGCTTCGTATGTTTTCTTTACGTCCTCATCAAACTTCTCATCCACACTTACGTTATTAGATCTTGTAATCGAGGGGACGAACCTCATCTCGACTTCTGGTAATGCATAGTTCTCAATGGGTTTAAACCCCTCACTAGCAATTACTATGGGCTTATAACCATTATCTACCAACATCTTTATCTGATCCTGCACTACATTGTTAAGACTGTAAGCACAATCCGCTGATGTAAAGGAGGTTAAAATTGCAACTTTTTTCATGATACTTATTAAAAATAAAAACCCTACCCGAAGGTAAGGTTTATTTACTATTAGAGTTGTTTTATACTAACACACATCGAAACTAATGTCAAGAGGATTGACTAAAGAAGTGTAGTTGTGGTGCTAGAACTCGTTGTAGTTGTTGATGTACTTGTACTTGTTGACGTACTTGTAGTAGTACTTGTAGTTGTACTTGTTGAAGTACTTGTACTACTCGATGTAGTTGTCGTACTTGTAGTTGTACTTGTTGAAGTACTTGTACTTGTTGAAGTACTTGTACTACTCGATGTAGTTGTCGTACTTGTAGTTGTACTTGTTGAAGTACTTGTACTTGTTGTCGTACTGCTGGACGTTGTAGTTGTACTTGTTGATGTACTTGTTGATGTACTTGTACTTGTGCTTGTACTCGTCGTTGTCATGTGATGAGCATAGGCATAAGTCTTGCCTGTTGTTGGATCCGTGTAACCATCAACTGGCATAACATGTCCGTTTTGGTCTTCTATGTGTTGAATCATAATATCGCTTTAGAGTTTAGAGGATTTCTCTTATCCTTTTAAGTTATCGTCCTCAACACCTTTACCCGTAAGCCCTAGCTTCTTGTCGTATATGTTGGGATCAAATGTTCCCCTTTTCTTTTGTTTCTTAAATGTCAATGGAGATACTTGGGATTCTGCCTCCGCAATTATATCCATATTCTTTGCTGTTAATTCAGATCTTTTCAAGAATGGGTATCTTTCCTTCAAGAAAGATCCAACCTCTTCATTAAACAGTCTCTCTTCTCCTGAGCCTAGTTTATAGATTTTCCCCTCGTAAGCAATATCAATATTACCTTTTGCGGGATTTTTTAAAATAAAGACCCCCTTTGGAATCTTATGTTCTACAACCTCTTCCTCATTAGTTGTAACGTTTACCGAAATTATCTCTTCTGTTTTATTTGGTAATGTAGTTTTGCTCGTTAAAGTACTAGTTGTTGTTGGTGTACTTGTTGAAGTAGTACCAGGAATCTTTTCCTCTTCTACCACCGCTTCTTTTTTCTTTACTTCTTTCTTTGCCATAATCCTCTAGTTAAAATAAGCTAAGAGCCGGGTTGCCCCGGCCCAAACTGTAGGTTTAGTCGGTATAAGAACCAGCGTCACCTTTCGATCCCCAGAAACCTCTCCAATCGGACCAGCCGCTTGAAAATCTTTCTCGAACCTTATACAATGCTTCGTCATTATCGAATGCATTACCTTGCTTAAATTCCGGTTTTATTCTCCAGAACCAATTCAACTCATCAAGAGCCCCATCCATCAAGAACCATGCGGTTTCACTTGATAAATAGTCAAGAACTTTGATCTCGTATTGTCCTTTATAGACATTTAGATCATTAACGTTTCCTGTTGACGTTTGTCCCGATCTTAGGTTTGATCCGACAATAATTTTTGCTTCTTTTTCAAGAGCAGGTGGAACAACGATTGTTTTGGCTTTTGCCATAATCTTCATTCCTTTATCATCTTTTTGTCCCCTCATTGCAAGTGCCGCTGTCTCTAGGTTGGTCTCATTGAGAACAATTCCTGATGCATTAGCATTACTTTGAGCTGTACCCCCGTCTGCACGTGGATGAGATGTTGAAGCCAAAGGCTTCGAGTCTCCGCCTGTATAGTCGGTATTGAACGCATTATTGAAGTTTTGTGCCGCATAATATTCGGCAGTTCTCCTTGAAGCTCTACCAAGAGCTGCAGGTTTCTTGTTCATAACCATATATTGGTCATCTTCTTGCATCTCTCTCGAGACCTTGAAGCCCTTCGTATATTTCTTATGAACATAAGAAACATTGAACATTTGTAATGGATCTTCGTACGTTATTGGATCCTGCTCAGCAGTTTCCGTTAACAATCCAAATCCAGATACGGCAGAATCTTTCTCATCCTGCTTGCTTGAAGAATTTATTGTGAACACACTTGGGAATTGTAAAGGAATTTCGCTGAATTTATCATCGAAAATCTTTCTAAATCCTGGTTCTAATAAATCTCCAAAATCATTTCTCCTTGCCATTAATCTTTTCTACTAATTTATCGTTGTGCGTAAGGGAACAATTGTGACTCCGCAATGCGGAATAGTCCCATTGAATCATCACTCTCGGAATCAGGGTCAAGTGCCATACATTGAAATTGACCACCCGTTGGGGAATCAAAATCCGTGGCATCTAACTGATAAGCACTAATCAAGTTACCAAATTGCAATACATCTCCTTGCGATAGACTTCCATCTGCATCGTTTTTATACATTGCATAAGGGTCTAATGCTACGTGAACTGTAATTTTTAGGACAGTTTCGTTATCATCTGCTGATAAGTAGCTTCCATTGGTTGAGCCAGATTGTGCGGTATATGTACCGTCCAATGTCTCACTTGTGTTTCCTAAGTCAATACCATTTTTATCTGTAATTGCCATTACGATACCTGCAACAAGCGAACCTGCTGTACAAGGGATTGCATATCCATCGCCATCGATGTAAACTGCTCCACCTTTAGTAACCGTAACTGAATTTGCGATTGTAAATGGTAATGTGACTGTGTTTATTGCTCCGAGCAAATGTTTTCTAAATTCAAACCTTGCCATAGCTTTATATTTCTAATCTATTTTATCAAGCCCTTTTCTTTCATTATCTCTGTTTTTGCTGCAAGATAGTCTTTGTCAGCAATTCCTTGCTTTCTGGCTGTCTCTCGCTCTTCTGGTGATAATGTTACCTCTGTCGTTGAACCCATTTTTACTGAGTTCCCATCTGCTGAGATACCTAATTCGTTCTGCTTTGTTTTAATAATAGCCTCATTTCGGGCCTGTTCAATCTGTTTACTATTATTTTCCAGAGCATATGCATCTTCTAGATGTCCTGCCAATCCATTAGAGTTTCCGCTTCTTGCGGATTTACCCCATCTATTTAATCTTCCTTCGATCTTACTTCTTATTTCCTTTCGTGCACCCTCTTCGAGTGAGTCAATTCCATATTTCTTTTCAAAGTCTTGTACAACGTTCACTCGATCTCTCGATTCAACCCTATCCAATCTCTGTTTGATTTCTTGAACTTCTACTTGAGGCTGTTCTTTTAGTTCAGTTTTCTCAACTTTTAGTCCCATCTTCTCCCTTATAATATTTGCAAGGTCTTCGTCGTTTTCAATCTGGTTGATTACTGGTTGGACTTGGGTGGCATATTTGCGATATTCGTCTCGCTCTCTCTCTACGTCTGCAAATCCACCCTGTTTCTTTTCAAGCTCTGTATAGGATTTCTCCAAGTCTGCCTGAGTTTTAAATTTGCCGAGTATCAACTCTTGTTCTTCACCTTGTCCGTTCTGAGTATTATCGGGGGTGCTTTTGGAACCTTCTTCTTCGTTCTGTTCGTTCTGTTCCTGTTCGTCTTTGTTTAACATTTCTGTTACCTTCTTCGGGGTCATAAGATTATCCCTGTATCATATTACCTAGGGGCCTGTTGGTTATCCCGATCTAATATATTATCGTTTTTAAAAATAGGGGTTTGTTTTCTGAAATGCAACTAGTAAAGATTTTTCTCCTTTACTTGGCCTTTAGCCTTCTTGGAAGACTGGTCTATTATGTCTGCTGAGTTCTGGACAAGATCTCTCAATCTTTTAACACTAAGCACCCTTCCCTTATATTGGGCGTGTAGTGGCGAGAGGTCTGGACTTGTACTATCTAACTTCAATGAGTTTGTGGCTTGATGCTTCATGTATTCATCAATCCATTCTAGTACAGGATCCCATAAAGGGCTTTCTGCAAGCCGTACAAATTGCTGTAAAGCCTTTTTGTCGTATTTTGTTAAGTCCTTTTTTATATCCTTCATCTATTTCTTCTTGGTGGTTCTAGTGATTCAACTTCTCCCCCGCCTTGAATTTGGTCTGGAAGTAGAGACTTCAATGTTGGGTCTACTCCTTGTGGAGCTACTCCCCCATCGGCTCCAACAGGAGCGTTTGCAATACTTGCCTCACCTCTTTGTTTTTGTGCCTTGGCTTCACCCAGAACATGTTGTGTGAATATACTCATTATTGTAAGATCCTTTTCGTTTACAAAATCAGGACTTTCCATAAATGCGTAATGTATCTCTGTGTGTTTACTTGTAGCATATGGTGTTGAGAGTACGTCTGTACCGTTCATCATATCCTCATTCTCTTGAGAAGCAAGATCAACAAGTTTCTGTATGTCTGCAACATCTTCTGACGGTACACTCTCTCCTTGTCCCTGTGCCTTGAACTCGTCTGCATCTTTACCATTGACCCTCAATAGTTCTGCTCCTAACTTTGCAGGATCATATGATTGATTCTTGACAAGGCTTTGATACACTTCTGAAAACCTCTGTGCATCCAGTGCCTTAGAAACTGGTAAATCTGGTGCAGCCTGGTATCTTACATCCATTTCTGGATCTAAGTATTCGGGAAGAATTTGTAAGAACGATCTTCCTTCAATCTTTTCTGATTGTATATCCCCGGATTCTTTGTCTTTATAGAATCTTTCTCCCTCAATTGGAATGGTATTATATTCTTTTCTATAAGCCTCTTCCCCTTGCATTGCCAAAAGACTTTCTTTCTTTGCTGTATTAACAGCGTCCTTGTAAACCTGAGATCCTTTCTCCCCAAGGATTCTAACTAGTTTGGGTTCCCTCATATACTGTCGCATATTGGATTCCCTTAGTCTTGTAAAATCCACAAGAGTGTCGATTTCTAGTAAGAATAACTTTGTGCGCAATCTTTGTAAGGTTGCTTCCTTTAAAATTGCAGCCTCTGTAGCGGTTCTTGCAGAAGAAGATGACGAGGACTGCATCCTATCGTCCATTCCTGTAACCTTGGTGGCGTCTTCTTTTAACCGATCTTCTTCTTGATAAGCGGAAGGTTTAATGTCCGAATATTCAAGGGCTTTAACATTATTCACATCTGCTACATGGAAGATTCCATGTGGCCTTACTGTCAACTCATCGTCATCAATGCTTGTCTCGCTATCGCCAACCAGGAACATTTTATCAATCTGCAAATGTTGACGATCAAGTCTCATTCGACGGATTGTAGTTATCTCTTTTTGAATATCTCTTAAAAGCTCTGCTTCTCCTGTAGAGTAGAAAGAGTTTAATTCCGGAACATCGCATACTTTAATAAATGGCAGTTCTTTATGGTCGTATGGATTAGGCCCATTCTCAAGTAAGACTCCATTTGCAACAACCCATTTTGCATCATAGGGAATTCCCCTATTCCAATATTCTAATACCTCAACTAACTCCCCTTGTTCCTCGCCCCTTTTAAAGGTATAGTTCTTTACAATCTCTCCCCCACCCCGAACAAACTTTGCGTTTCCGAGTGGATCTTTGCTGCCCCTAAATGTGTTTTTAAAGTCCTCTAGTTGATAATACTTTACATAAATAGCGTCCTTACATCCATCAGGCCCTCGTAAAGCCAGTGCTGTTTCGTCAAAGTATACATCCTCTAGTGGAACATATTTTAAATAAGGAAGTTCAAAGAAAACCTTATCTACCTCCTCGTATTCAATGTTTCCCTTTTTATCAAGACCCTTAGGAACCTGAACTTTCCTAGCATCTCTATATACAAACTCGTATCCAATACCATCTCCCCTGATAAGCATACTTTTTAAAATTAGGAAAAGCTGATATTTAAACTTGCCTTTATCCTTTGTATACTCTAAAATCTTCTGCTTTATAGCAGCGAATTTATCGTCTCCTGGTGTTCTCCCAACTAATAGCGGAGTGGTGTCGTACTCAATAATATGTGATATTTCTGCCTCAATAATTGAAGTTGTTAGAGGAGGAACAATCTTGGATTCCCATCCCGTATTTTCACTTCTAGGAGGTTTGTATGCGTCATCTGCGCTTCTCCACTCTTTTTCTTTGGCTTGACGGTAATCCCCGTCCATCTGGTCGAGTCTCTGGGAAACCCAAAGTATCTTTTCCATTTGAGCATCACTTGGTGTATAACCAGAGCTACTTGCTATTTCCTTAATCGTCTGTTTCGTAAGTGCCATTAGTATAGGTATGTGGATTTTTTATTATCTTCGTCTTTTTTTCTCTTAGAAGGTCTTATGGACATTCCGTCTGCATATGCAAGAGCATCAATGATGTCATCATGTGGGGCCTTTGGAAACCTTACCAACTCGTCCTCTAAATGAGCCGTGTGCGGCAATAGTCTATCATGCCAAATTGAACCAGAAGCATACTTTGGTTGTAGCCTTCTAATCCTTATTTCCTTTGAATCTCCCCTGTCTGGACGCAGTTCTTCTATTGGTAGCCTAAGCCGCCTTTTCTGCATCTCATCATGTATAAAGTATTGCAGAGCTTTCTGAAATGCAACCATCTCAATCCCTATAGAAGTGGGATGCCACTTCTCATAGAGCTTAAAAATATTGTCAATCATTTGTTTTGGTGTGAACTTTGCCCTCACAATATCTCTTATATATTCATATCCAAATTGGTCCTTTGAAAGAACCACCATTGCTGTATAGTCGGCTTCTTTCTTTAGTGAAATGGCGGGGTCAACTGCTAGAACTGTTCTTAGGTTTCTGCCCCGAAGCATGTCGGTATCATAGTATTTGAACCAGCTCTTTTTGAAAGTTGCGTTCTCATCATCCACCGGCTCATTCTGGTATTGACAAGAAAATTCATATGGGCCTTTTGCAATATAGAGATCGTTCAACTTCTCTCTCGTAAACTTTGCCGGCCATAAAATCTTACCCTTCTCTAAGTCACCGTTCGTTACGGCCTGTCTTGTAAAGGTTAAGAAATTGTTCCCCAAATGTTCATCTGGATTATCATTGTCTCCAAGGATCGCACCATACAAATCATCATAATGCCATCTTGTCCCAATTACTATAAGCTCTCCTCCTGGCTCTAAAAGATCAAGCATATCCTTGTATGCTAGTTTTACCTTATCAATCTGATCCTTTGTCCCTGTATTCGAGCGACTGACAACATCGTCCAGTATTATTCTATCATAATGCTGAGAAACAAGGTTGCCATCAATACCCATAACTGTCACTGTTGGTTCTTTGGTGGTATAAGAATCCTCTGGATCTTTTACATCAATCTGATTCTCGCTCCACCTAGAAGCGTCTCTTGACAGATGCCCATAATACTTCTTGAAATCTTCGTTATAGGCTAGGGTCTTCTTGATCTGGTTGAGAAATGAAACGGCCATTGAATAGGTGGCGGAACAGATTAGGGTTCGACTACTCTTGTCTTCCGCAATAGCCTGTACCGTACTCCCAACAGTTACGATTGTACTCTTTAGGTGTCCACGGGGTAATAAGATAAGCTTAAACTTATTCTTCCTTCTTTCTATAAAATTCGCTAATTCTTTAAGTGTCTTACTATAATTTCCAACAGGTTCTAATCCAAGAACTTCAAAGTTAAAATCATATAGGCTTTTGAGGTATTTCTTGGCCTCCAACTCCTTTGAAGTTAGCTCCTCCTGAATTATTGCTTCCTCTAGTTGTTCTCTGTTCATCCTTGATTATTCTTTCTATTGTATTCTCTGTCTTCATAACAAGCATATTAATTGCATTTACATCCATCTTTATCTCTCCTGTTTCGGCTATACCCTTGGAATACAGTAGTTTGTGGTTATCCGTAAAGGCCACTGCTATCCCTTTTCGTGTAACCAGAACCCTCCACTGATAACCCAACGGCCATTCAAGATCTCGTAAGCAGCACATAAAAATCTGTGCTAAGTACTTCTTGTATTCTAATTTTGTATATTTCCGTTTCTTTCCAAGGGACTCTTCTATCATGTTCTTTCCTATACCATCAACACGTTCCTTCTCCTCATGATGTTCTTTGGTAGCACGTGTCCCTTCTTTCTCATCCTCTGCATACATTGCCTCCTCAGACTCCTTTAGGTCTTTAGTGTCAATCTGTTCAAGGTTCTTTTTAAGTTTCTCTAGCATCAATACATCGTTCACATAAATATTTTGGAGTATCTGTTTTACTTATTTGAAACAGTACATTCTGGACACCACATTCTTGACATCGTCCCCTAGCACGTTCCGTTGTGTCTACATCTATCTCAATGCCCCTAGATACGTTAATTGCAAGGTCTGCCGGGAATAGATATGCCACGACAATATGATCTCTTGTAATCTTGTAACCTTCGTTTGGAATTGGGAAGAGTTGAGAGAATTTCCTCTGTATCTGAGAGGAAGTAATTGTTTTCATTGTTCTTTATCGTAAATTATTATGGGTGTCTCTTGATTAAATCTACAGACTTCTACCCATCCATCAAAATTAATTTCTCTGTTTGTAATCAAACGTTTAGTTATATTTAAAATGTCTTCGGGTTCCCATTCACCAAAGGCAATGGCAACATCCATCTGTTTTTTAGGGACGGACATTACAAATTCTATAAAACCCTTAATCTCAAATCTGATGGCATCCGTTATGTCTTTACTAACCCCTAGAACCTGAAAAGCCCTGTCGGCAATAATAACCGCTCCTTCTCCGGAACCACAATCTATGTCTAGTACCCTGTCCCCAGCGTCAATAAAACCCCTTGCTAAATAATATGCCGCTATTCTACGTCCCATTGCTTGCCCTAAAAACTGGACGTACCGAGTGGTCATTCGACCCTCCTAGAAACTCGACTTTATTAAACATCTTTTTAAGTCTGTCTTCATAGGTCTCTCTGTGGTCTCCGCTATGTCCTTCTAAATATAATATGTCTACCCTATCCTTTAAGTACTCTGGAAAACCTAACTGTTGAGTACTCATGTAAAACGCTATGTCGTAGTGACCTACGTCCGGAATTTCTTTCTTACAACTAAAGTCTCCCCCTATTACGTCTATGTTAAAATAACCCAAGAGTCTGTTCATCTCTCTTGTTACATTAGCCACCCTTGGAAGATCTATCCCAACGCAATATTTGGCTCCCCTGTCCACAGCCTCTCTGCTTAACTCCCCCCCTGAACAACCAAAGTCTATTACGGTTTTACCCCTAAAGTCTACCGAATCAAAATCGTAAGCAATTAGTCTCTGTCCTAGAGTCCTTTGCCCCTCGATACCCAACTCTTTAATCCCCTGATAGGGCTTTGGGTTAGAACCCCAAATAGCATCTTTTGTAAAACGTTCTATCAAATCGTTCTTATAAATGTCGTCAACCAAATAAAGTTGAGACATATCCACCATTTTATCTACGTACTTGTGTTTCGGATTAGGGTCTATGGAAACAATTCCTATCCCATTCTTCTTCATTACCCTTTTAATCTCTTCCCCCTTTTCCTTGGACGAGAAGGCTCCTCTCTCGGAATCTGGTAGATACTCTACTATCTGTCCCCAATGAATCCCAACAGGTGTCATCACCTTTACTAGGTCATAAACCCTAGGGGCAAATCCCTCTTCGTGAAGGATGTTCTGGATTATGGTTGCATCCATTAGGTTCGTGTGCTTCCACATAAACTCTTCTAAGGGCTTGTAATCGTCTCTAAAGACCTTTAAGCATAGTTCGTAGTCTCCCCTAGGCTCATATCCCCATTTAGAGAGATCGATCCTCATTATGCCTGTATGAACCCCTGTGGTCTCAAACTGCCATTTATCAATATCTATTGTTCTATAGTTCTTCATTTTCTATCTTTTTAATAAACTTTGCGGGGTTGCCTGCCCACAACTCTCCTGCCGGTACATTCTTCGTTACTACACTTCCTGCTCCAATCACTGCATTCTTCCCAATTGTAACTCCGGGAAGGATAATGGCGTAACTGGCTACCCATACACCGTCTTCTAGCGTAACTGGCTTGCTACGTACAGTCCTTTGTCTAAGGTATCCTGTCTCCGTGTAATCGTGATAACCTGTAAGAATCTTTACTCCGTGTCCACAGAATACATAGTCACCTATGGTTATTTGTCCTTGACAATCTGCGAATGTGGGGTCTACATGAGACTCACAAAAAACCTCTCCTACTATTGGTGCACTTCCTTTTCTCTCTTCAAATAGTCTCATATTCTGTCAAATACTTTCTTCCATATTGGGGCGATATTTTTAAGGTTATAATAATCCGAAGCCTCGGCAATTTTACAGGTTTCTTCATAGTCTACATCTGCGTCTCTGATAAGTTCTATCTGTTTTACTAGTCCATCCCAATCATTCATACTTACCATCCTGATAGCCTTTGGATTTCTCTCATGTATATCTGGTACTATGCCTACAGGAAATGATACTACGGGCTTACCACAAGCCATCGATTCCATAATAGGAAGTCCAAATCCCTCAGAGGCTGACGCACACACATAAACTTCTATAGTCTTATAGTAATCCACCATCTCATTCATTTCGAAGTTGCCCTGTATTGTGCCTTTGTCCATGGTTACACAGTTAGGGACAAATTCCACTCCCTCTATGTCATCTACCACTTCCTTCAATTTTTCAAATTGCTTCCTAGGATTCTTGTAAGAACCACACCATCCAACCTTTAGTTTCCCTTCCGTAATACGGGACGGGTAAAAGTGTTCGGGATTAAAACCTAGGGGAGCTAGAATTGCATTCTCATCCTTATTTATTAACATGTTATGCGAATACTTAGAACATGCAACGTTGACCTTACCTAGTTTATACCCCATCTCATGGGGTTCCCAGAAAGTCTTTACTAGTTTATGTTCCAGACCATTAGGATGTCGAGTAGGAAAGAATGACCAGATGATATCAAACTGATCTAAATAGTCTCTCTTTTGATTATATGTGATTGTAAAATCATAATCTTCTAAATAGTTCCCTAGTTGTTCTGCATAATATGCACTGAAATTGTTCCATGCTTGTAATGCTGCTACTGTTCTCATATTCTTTCTCCTACATAAACGGTTCCATAAGGCTTGCCGTCCAAATATTCCAGCCATTAAAATGTTTCATCTCTCGCTAATATAGTTCTTGTTAGAAACGTATCTATTAATTTACAATTTGGCGTTATGCAATGGCCGCCTATTTTACCCTCCGTGTCCCTTAACACAGGTCTAACTACGTGATCCATTCCCCCTAGTCTTATGTAGCCACTATTGTAAGAGTTATTCCAGTCTGTATAAGCCATATCAAAATCTACCCCCTCTTTATCACACAACTTCTTCATCTCTTTCTCAAAAATAATATTCCAACCATAATAGGTCGTACTCATTATCTTTGCTAATTCTGTATTTCTACTTCCCCCCCCGTTTGCAACAGGAATACCGATTTCGTTTAAGTGTTTCTTTGCCTTTACAAATAACTCCACGTCATCTGTCCCAACAAACTTATCAAAAGTCTTTAAACTCTCTACCAAATTAGGATGTATTCCTCTTACAGGACTGTGTACACAAACGCTTCTACACTTTCTCCTGTTTATCTCCTCTGTAGTTCCAGACTTAACTGTACTATGAATTATTACTAATTCCGTTTCTTCTTTTATACTGTCAAGAACGATCTCTACAAACTTATCACTATAAGGTATACAAACATGCAGGATGTCTGTGCGTCCAAATCCTGTAATATCCCCCGTCATTACACTATGTTCCCCGTACTTCTTGCCCTTGTACATCACGTACTCCAAGTCCTCTAGGAATACATCTTTCCCGGCCTCTAGTATAAGATCGTAAATACTACTACCTACCTCTCCCCCTCCTAATACCTTAATCATCGTTTAGATTTATCTTAAAATATCCGTCGTACTTAATCGCCAAAGCCTCAATGAAACTAGTCAATTGATACATCTCATTATATAAATTAACATTTGGCAACTTCAATACAATACTTAGTGTCATCTTATCAACATCTTCAACTTATCTCCGAATTTGTCTATCGCTTCTTGGGCGGTGTCTCTTGAACCGAAATAATAACAATTTATTTGTGGCGAACCAATTGTTTCAACAGTACTAAATCCCGAAAGTCTCGTAGCAATATAGTACTTAGGCGCATAACCCTCTTTGTATTTCCTCTCCTCCCAGAATTCCTCCCCTTTACCTCTTCACACAGATCGTTACCCAAGTCTACCTCCATCAACTCTCCTGCTTTTAGATCCTTCTTTAGTTTGAACATATTAATCTTTCTTTATCTTTAAATCCCCTACCTCTATCTCTAATGCCTCTGCTATCTCATCCATGCTGTACTCCTTAACTTCCTCGACTTTAATTTTCTCTAATATCTTGTAACCATAATTGTTTAAATAATCCCAAGTCACAATATGTAAATAATGACCTTTTAAATTCGCGTCTAATTCCCCCATAGACACACCCTCACTTACTACAACATATCCCCTGTGTTCTTGTACTACCTTTCTGTAATATCCATCTGATACTATTATATCCCCCTCCTCTACATTACTGTAATTCAACATAACAATTTCTTCTTAAATATAACCAATCCTAACATATCCTATCCCTCTTGTCAACCGTAATCCTTCTGTAATCTCTTAAACATCCTCTCCGTCCAATACTCTACGTAATATGCCCTCACCTCTGTATCATTCCCTATACCCCGACTCCTCATTATACCATCTGCCAAATGAACTATCTCGTGTACTAACGAACTCCACCTACGTATCCCCCAATCAAATCTACGTAACCAAATTACATGATCCCCGTTTACTAACTTAAAATGCGCACCGTCTAAATCACTCACATCCATGTCTAAATAACTCTCCGTATCTACTATCTCTAATAATACATCAGCCCTAAATACATTGTCCCTAAATCTATACTTGTTCAAGTTATTTACTCACTCTATGAAAAAATATATTACGCACCTGGTGTGAGACATCATTAGAAACCGAATCGGATGGGGGGGGTGTATGCCCCCTCCAGTAGGAGACTAACAGCCCTCCCCATAGTAGAAGACTATCATCA